CAATGACTGTTCTTCAAATAAGCAATTTGCAGAACTCATTGGCGTCAGTGTTCCTGTAATTTCAAAAGCTACAAACTTCGGAATCATACCAAGTTTAAGAATGCTTATCAAGATTGCCGATAAATTAGAGCTTTCACTAAAATATCTTCTTGGAATAGACAATAAAAATGATTTTACTCCTGCATCTTCCAAATCAACCTTTCATTTAAGACTTGAAGAACTTACAAAAGAAAAAGACATCAATTACGGTCAACTCGCTTCTAAAATCAGTTTCCCACGAACCTATATTTATGAATGGCTTAAAGAAGGTACTTTACCCTCAATTGACTATGTATTAGATATAGCAAATTATTTCAAGGTTTCTCCCGACTACTTATTAGGTCGTACTGACTACAAAGACTGAATTAGTAATGTATCAATAACACACAATAATAAAACAACGATTGCAATTATACAATCGTTGTTTTTTGATGTTCTTTTTATGGAAAAAACTAATTTACTTTCTCTTTATTCCGTATTACGAAGCATAAATATATTCCTAATATGATTAAAGCTACGCCGCAAACTATACCGCAAACTATACATACAATTAACTGCGTTTTATTCAATATTGGCTGTTCGGATGGTTGAATTTCAATGGGATTTTCAGATGCACTGAAATAAAAACCAAAATCTTCCGATGTTACTGCCGTATAAATAGTACTACTCTTTTCGGTTGCTTCGCTTGACTCAATTATGTAAGGAACATCTTCACGTAGTTTTATACTATAAGTTACGGGATAGTTGCCAATCTGCCTTTGCTCAACGTAATATACGAATGGCTTATACCCGTAATTTATTTGCATATCAACAGGTAATATATAACTTATTACGGAAGCACTTTCAAGCATTACTTTGAACTTATAGGCGTTTACTCTGTATGCATCAATCGAACGGGAAAACAAATCGTGGTAGTTTATAATAGTTTTTTCTTGCATTATCCTATTTACTACCGAATAAAAAAGCTCTATCGGAACACCGCCGTTATGGTCATAGTATTCCTCAAACTTTTTATACTGATTGTCTATGAAATCTTTACATGTAATTGTTTGCATTTTATACCCACAACTACTTTCAAAAAAACACTCTGTCGGTTCGCCAAAAATGAAGAAAGAATATTCGTGTAAAGGACTTGTTTCTCTTAATGTCCAAGTGCGCCCTCCGTCTGCCGAAGCTGATGACGAATAACTAAGCGTTGTTTCGTAGATGAAGCTTTTCCATTCGTTTAACTTTAATGACACGGTTATTGTATCGTTGTCGGGAACAAATGTGTAAAGAGTTCCCATAATACTGTCGTCTAAAATAGGCGAATATATTTTGTCAATATCGAAGTCATAATCTGCCCAATAACCACTGTTGCCGTACCACACAGAGCCTTCTACTTGTTGCCCATTGACTATAACTTTAATATCAGGCAAATTCATTGCCGACGAAACAAACGGTATAGCAAATTCAACTTCAAAGTTAGTCGCTGAAACATGATATTCTGATTGTTTTGAACCTTTCCATTCTGAATACAGTTCATTATCTGTAAAATCAAAATTTACGCAACCGCTTTTGATTAGCTCTGAATCTTCGCAATACAAACCATACGTAGGAATTGCTGGTTCAACCGTATTTGCATACGCATTATTAACCGAAAAAACAACTCCCAATATTAGCATTAAAAGCGTCATAGTACATATAATTGCTACTTTTTCCTTTTTTGTTGTTTCCATATCTTATATCTCGCCAAAATTATATATTATTTTCACTTGTTGGTCAACCAACTGTTGGCTTGCCAACGACAGGTTTTTCGCTTATTTCATATACTAAATGTGTTGACTTACCAATAGTCGGCGGAGAGTGTTTTATGAGATTAGTTGATGCAGTTTATAAAAGAATATTAGGTTTAGCAAAAGAAAGGAATATGAGCATTAACGCTCTTGCCAATTTAAGTGGCGTTCCACGGCCTACTATTGTTACAATGACAAAAAGTAGCACTGTCAAACTTTCTACGATTTACGGGATTTGCGACGGATTAAAAATTACTTTGCAAGACTTCTTCAACTCGCCGTTATTTAAACCTGAAAACATAATAGATTAGTCAATAAAATGAATCCGCTCGTTAATGCGAACGGATTTATTTTTATATAATAAAGATGCCGTCCTCTTACGAGAACGACACCGTAGAATATACCGTTCATCGCATAGTCGCTAAACAAAACTGAACTTCCCAATGAGAAATTTAGTGCGAATAAAGAGTATAGTTCTACCATTACTATACTCATTGGGCAAAATTCTATTCAGTTCTGCTTAGCCATTTCATTTTAGCAAAAGCCACAAATCTTGTCAATAAAAAAGTCGCTACTCATTGTAGCGGCTTAAACTGTATATTTAACATATTCTTATTTAAAGTCAACTTGAATTATGTTATCAAAATCTATTTCTTTGTCAAAGAAAATAAGTTTTCTTTTATATTCGTCAATTTTTCCTATTCGTTGCTCTATTGTGATATATTTACCACCCGACTTCTTTTTATCAGGTACAAAGTAACTAACTTTAATAATAGGCTCTTCTTTTATGATTTCTTTTATCTCTCTAATCTTCTCATTTAATTGATTTAATTGTTCGTCCGATAGTTCAATTTTATTGTCGGTTGTCCTTATTGATTCCTCTATCTCTTCGTCATAACCCTTTAAAGCGGCAAAAGGAGCAAACTGCGCTGCACGGTCATAGATTGACATACGAGGTCTTTTATCAGACTGATGATGCGGTAGATTTATTATATCTTCATATTTGTCCTTATCTTTCATTTCTTATGCCCGCCTATCTGCTTATTCCGCTCTATGGTAGTTGCGCCTACTTCAAGATTCATACCTTTAATCAAAGCATTTTTTCCATATTTCTTATGGACTGACAAAACAGTATCTTGTATCTTGCGTTCCTTTTCAAGTGCGGCATTCTCCTGTGCCGTTTCTTCTAACACTTCAAAGTTTGTAAATATGTTGAGCTGTTCGGGCTGTTCCTGAATTTCGCTCTCGCTAATTACATGATTAGCACCAATATTTACTCTTCGAATAAGCAAGTTTTTATCAACTATTTTTTTATACAACTCTATGGCTGCATCTGTGATAAGCCGTGTCGAAGAATTATATCTTTTAAGATTTATTGAGCCGTGAGCTGATTTCGGCACTTTACGTCCATAGTGGTCTATTGCTATTTCGCCATAATAACTGTTACTGATTTCAGGGTTAGTCAGGTTCTCAATATCATATCCAATCGTCAAAACTATTTGATTTGTTACAAGACGTTTTTCGACTAAATCAAGAACAAGCAAATCCGTCATTTCACGTACTATTAACATACCCTTTTCATAGGTGTACGGCTTTAGTAATACTTGACCCGAACTAATACTGTTTTCGCTCGGCTTGTATGATTTAATATCCGATATTGTGCAAGGCTCCCACCCCCAAGCGTGGTCTATAAGTAACTCCGCATTGATACCGAATAACTTATATAATAAGTCCTCATTTGTAAGAGAACACCGAGCAACATCACCCATTGTGTACATACCGTACGCCTCAAGCTTATTAGCATAACCGTGTCCTACTCGCCAAAAATCGGTAATGGGTTTATGAGTCCATAACAGACGTCTATAACTCATTTCATCTAACTCTGCAATACGGACACCCTCTGAATCAGGATGTGCATGCTTTGCCACTATATCCATTGCTACTTTGCAAAGATATAAATTAGTGCCTATTCCGGCAGTTGCTGTTATTCCCGTCTGATTTAAAACTTCTTTAATAATTTTCGACACAAACTCACGAGCCGTTAGACCATAGCTTTTCAAATACCACGTAGCGTCTATAAAAACCTCATCTATCGAGTAAACGTGAATATCCTCCGGTGCAACAAAACTTTTGTAAATTTCATATATCCTTGTACTGTACTCCATATAGAGCGACATACGTGGCGGAGCGGTTATATAACTCAATTTTAAAGCGCGATTTGATTTTAATTCATCATCGTTATATGACTTGCTTGTAAATTGACGGTTAGGGGCTTTTCTCAAACGAGCAGCATTTACTTTATTAACCTGTTGTATAACTTCAAAAAGTCTTGCTCGTCCTGAAATACCATAAGCCTTTAATGACGGTGAAACAGCAAGACAGATTGTTTTTTCTGTTCTATCTTTGTCAGCAACAACAAGGTTCGTTGTTATTGGATCAAGTCCTCTTTCCCTACATTCAACAGAAGCATAAAATGATTTTAAGTCAATTGCAATATATTGATGAATTTCCATTTACGCTTCTGCCTCCTTTAGCTATTTTTTAACTTTATGTATTTTTAGCGTATTTTCATTTTATAACATTAAACATTCGTTTGTCAATATTTATGATAGTTAAGGGTATTATCATTATGTGAAAAAAATGTTACTGCTATAACGGCTTTTTAAGGACAACCATACTTTAAAAAAACGTCAAATACTTAAATTATATCTCCCTAATAAAATTTGGCACAGTGGTTTTTGCCAACTTTTTGGCACAGTAATTAAAATTCAATCTACCTTCATTACAATTTTTATCCATAAAATCTATAAAATCAACTATAAAAACACCATTTTAATGCATAAAAAGCACAAAATATGCGATATAAATTTTATTTGGCACGGTGGCTTTAATCGTCCATGCAGTGGTCGTCCCGCTTTACCGGCACGTCGCCCGAAGCCCAGAAATACCGTCTGAATTCGTCTATCATATTTACGCACCCGGGAAAAATATACAAATTCCCCTCGCCGTTTCCCTGTTTTAAAAAGGACTTTACGCGCGATATACCCGCGAATATATCCTTGTTTACGTTGGTGTTCACCATAATTCCCCTTTCGCGGAACAGCTCGGCAACGCTCTTGCTTCCGGAAAGCGTTCTTTGGTTTGCGGCGCTATCTATGAGCGCCGCATATCTCCCCTTTGCGTCGCTCTTCCAGCCGAGCCTGCGGCAAATATTTTTAATGGCCTCGGCGTGCTCGTCCACGTTTTTTCCGCTTGCGAACCATTCGGCAACCGCGTAAATATTTCCGTCCCAGTCCACGCAGTACCAGTGCGCCGAAAGCGGGTTATTCAGCCCCGGGTCTATTGA